CCAGTCAATAGTTGAAAGATATACCCAGCTTAAAGCAGTGAGCTATGTAGATGAAATAATTCCGTATGCGCGTGAAAAAGATTTGGAAGACATCTTGGAAATGTATCATATTAATGTTAGAATCTTAGGAGAAGAATACAGAGAAAAAGATTTTACAGGTAAAGATATATGCAAAAGAAGAGATATTGACTTACACTTCAACAAAAGAGATCATAGATTCTCAACAAGTGATCTTAGGAAACGGGTATGCGAACAACATGGTGAAAAAAGCAAAAGTTAAAAAGATATACTTGGCTGAAAAAATATACATCAAGAAGAAAGATGTAGAAGACGCTGACCATCTACTGTCACTCTATACTTATAATAATGGTGAGGAGTTCTTTTCTACTATATCAGAAGATGAAGATTATTACATAGTACCCTCTAATTCATACCATAAACTAGAATGGGATGAAATTGAGGATGATAGAAACTTTGAAGAAACAGATGCTGATTTAACATTTATAGGTACATTACGACCAGAGCAAAAAGATGTTGTTGATACCTTCTTTAAACGAGGAAGAGCCAGATCAGGCATACTACAAGCCCCTTGTGGTTGGGGTAAAACTTTTACTGGTTGTGAAATTATAGCTCGTAATAAAACTAAAACTCTAATTCTATTACATACTAAGTTATTGTTTAGACAATGGATTGAGGAATTAGAAAGACAGATTCCTACAGCTAAGATTGGACGTATAGGCGATGGATTATGTGATATACAAGACATTACAGTAGGAATTTATAAAAGTGTATATAATCGTAGAGATGAGTTAAGTGAGAATTTTTCTATGATTTTAGTAGATGAAGCACATCTATGTCCTGCAGATATGTTTTCTACAGCTTTAAATAGTATAAATGCTAAAGTTAAAATAGGTATTAGTGCAACTCCTAGACGTAAAGATGGTAAGCATGTATTTTTAAGTGATTTCTTTTCACCCTTTATGGTTACGGCTAAAGATCCTAGACAACTAGCAGATCCAGTAGTACAAGTTAAGAAGACTGATTTTAGATTTAATGTTATTAACCCCCAAAGAGATTGGGCGCGCCAGCTGAACAAACTTTGCAGTAATAAAGATTACCTGAAAACTATAGCAAATTATGCTAAAAGTCAAATTGCTACAGGACGTTGCCCACTTATACTAGGTGAGCGTGTACAAATGTTAAAAGATTTACAACTACTAATACCTGAAAGTGTATGTTTAATAGGAGAATCCAATGAATCAGTTAGAGAAGACGTTCTTCAAAATGTGGGAGGAAAGTACAAAGCAATACTATCTACAAGACTATTTGATGAGGGCATTAGTTGCCATAGGCTTGACACTTTGTATCTCACTTGTCCTGGCAATAATCCTATAAAACTAGAACAACGTATTGGAAGAATTATAAGAGAACATGATGATAAACAGACACCTATGATTGTAGATTTTTGGTTATCAGGAGCTATAGTAGCAAGACAACAGAAAAATAGAATGGAGTGGTATAAGCAACGTGGATACTACATTCTTTAACTGGTATGAAATAAAATTAAGAGCAAGAAGAGATAAATCAGCTATATTGATATTGACTTTTGCCCAAACTCCGTTGTATAATACAAGAACAACTAAAGGATTAATGAAAGTACTAAAAATAAATCATATTCCAATTCACCTGTTTTCATCAGGCATTTTGGAACAGAAGACTGAGAAACTAGTATGTCATTATAAAACCAGAGAGCCAATGAGTTATATTAATAATCCATATTTTTTGACTCATAATATCTCTGTAGATAAGAAGATAGAATATTTACAAGTTCTAGCAATGCGAAGAATTAGTGAACAACAGAATTACATAGCAAAAAATTATGTAATAAAAGATATTGTGAATCCATATATACTTTATAAGGATGATAAAATATCTTTTCCACAAGAGTCCTTGATTTCGAGGACAACCTACACATAAGAACCAACGTTCAGCAAAGGAAAAACAATGGTAGCATGGGATAAAGCAAAAGGTAAACAGTCTACAGGTAGTGGACAACGAAGAGAAATTCAACGACTCACAATGGGTATTGGAGATACTAAACTTCGATTAATTGGTGAGGTTATGCCTCGTTATTGTTACTGGGTGGTAACAACTGAAGGTAAAAAAATGCCTGTAGAGTGTCTACAATTTAGCCGCGATACAGAATCATTTGACAATAAAGCAGAAGATCCTTTTAAAGAGATTGATGATGCTATTTATGCAGATAAACCACAATTCTCATATGTTTGTAATGTAATTGATAGAGCAGATGGACAAATTAAATTGTTTGATCTTCGTTCTACAATCTATTCACAAATTGTAGATTATGCAACTAATCCTGACTATGGTAATCCCTCAGATGCAGAAGCAGGATATGACCTTACTGTTAAAAAAGAAAAAACAGGACCACTTCCCCAAAATGTAAAATACACTTGTATTCCTGCACGTAACAATGCAGCACTAACAGATGAGGAAAAAGGTTTAGAATTGTTTGATCTTACTAAAATCTACAAGCGTCAAACCTATGAAGAGCAAAAAGAGTGGCTCCTTAAAAATACTGCTTATTTTGCCGGAGATGTATCCGATGAGTTTAAACCTCAAGAGGATGTGGATGACTTAGCATGAAGAAATTACTAGCGGATATGGGATCTACAAATGTAGATGCCAGTCCTACTAAAGAAGCATCTACTAAATCATTTGGTGCTTTTAAAGCCGTGGATGGTGATCAAGCTACTATTGATCTAAATAAACTAAGAGAGATGAATATATTCTTTGCTACTCCTTGTTATGGAGGAATGGTTACAGATCAATTCTTTTTATCTATGTTTAGGGCTTCTCAAACATTTATGCAGCATGGTATTAATTTTAGAATTACTACATTGCGTAATGAATCATTGATTACTCGTGGTCGTAATATTCTAACTGCTATGTTTCTAGAAAGTGATTGTTCGCATTTAATGTTTATTGATGCAGATATTGAATTTCAAGCAGATGATTTACTTAGAATGATGGCATATGATAAACCTATTATGGCAGCAGCTTATCCTAAAAAAGCTTTACCTATTCAGTATGCAATTAATTTTAAATTTATTAATCAAGAAAAGAAACAAATTAGAATTGAAAACGGAGCAGTAGAAGTATTAGATGCTTCTACAGGATTTTTCTTAGTTAAGAGAGAAACTATAGAAAAAATGATGCAGGAATATCCTGAATTACATTATCGTAATGATTCTAATATTGATGAAAAGTTTAATAAATATTGTTATTCGTTTTTTGATACAATACATGATCCAGAAGATAATCGATATTTATCTGAAGATTATACATTCTGTAGAAGGTGGCAAAAACTTGGTGGTGAAATTTGGTTAGATCCTAATACAAAACTTAATCATGTTGGTACTTATTCTTTTGAGGGTGATGTTACTAAGATTATACAACAAAGTAGTAGTTAAAATTATAGGCTCCTGGTTCTAACTAGGAGCCATTTATTGTAAGGTATTATTATGAAAAAATATCTTAGAGAACTTAACTCGTATAGCTTATATATGAATGTGCCTTTAAAAGAGGCGCATTTTATGCATTGGTGTGTTAAAGGTCATTTAATACCTGATGAATGGGCTGATGAATACATAGTAGTAATGTATGATAGTTATTTTAAAAGAATATGGGGAAATAATGAAGTACAAGTACGATCCAGGGAAGATTTTGAGATAGCTTGGAATGAAAAATATTAAACATATAACTACAACTTCTAAAGAGTATCAAGTAGAAGTTGAATGGATGATAACTCAAAGATGTAATTATACTTGTAGTTACTGTGCTAGTTATGATAATAGTGGTAGTTATATGTTTAAAACTTTAGAACAATATACTACAGCTTTTAAATATCTTTCTAATCATTTTGGAAATAAAACTATAAAGTTAAGTTTTTTAGGTGGAGAACCCATGTTATATAAGCAATGGCCGGAACTTATTAATTATATTTCTCAGTATAACTATATACCTAAAATAACTACTAACTTGTCAATTCCTGTAAAAAGTTATATAAATAGATTAAATAAAGATTTAGGAAAATTTATAGTAGCTAGTTGGCATCCTGAGTTTGCTACTGATCAATTTATGAAAAATATAGAAATACTTAATAATAGTAATTTTATAAGAAGTGTTAGTGTATCTGCTCCTCAAGAGTATTGGAAACAAGCTATAAATATACTAAGTATACTTAGAAAAAAATATGGAGAACAATTTGTACATCTTACTAGAATTAAAGATGAAAATAGTCAAGGCATAAGCATTGCAGATAAATTAATAGACTATACTTCTGAACAAGAAAAGTATTTTACTTTTCATAGAGACTATCCTGTAGAGATTAAAATAATAGATATAAATGATAAAAT